AGCACGATACCCCTTAGCTACCCCAGCACCATCTATGTACCAAGGGATCCACCGAGTAACATTCCCTGCTGCTGGAGTAGAGGCATTAGCAACTGCGGTAATCATCTCATGCGTAACAATAGTTGGGAAGAAGTAACTAGAATTTGGGTTCCTACTTGACCTATTCGCTGAAGTAGGGGGAGTTTGTACCGAAAACACTTCTGTTGACAACAATGCTACAGATAGTAACCCAATCAAGAACTTACGCACTTAGACCTCCTTTCCACCACCAATGAAATCATTCTTCTCTCGAACATTGTACTTCTTCATCAACTTCCTCTTCTGCTGCCGAGAGTCGATGAAGATAGGAGTCCCCGCCATCTGCGTATCCCAATACCCACCGGAAGGAACCGTGGCATCCCAGATACGCAGAGTAGGAATCACATCCGAAATCTTCACCATCTCTTGGGTCTCAGGATCCCACTTGTAGGTACCTGTTCTGTTCATGGCTATCCCACGTCTCCGTTGGTTGGGTTAGGAGGAGTTCTACGCACTCCAAGATTCTGTACCCCAGAGAGCATCGCTCCCAGGTTCGGGGTACCGTTGCGGAGGTTCGGGGCCTGAGCCGGCCCTTGAGCCCCGGGAGGGACAGGAGCCAAGGGGGAATCCAACCCAGGCCCCATTCCTGGCATCATCCCCGGCATCATCGGCACCGCCAAGAGGGATTCGAAATCGTCGATCTCAAGAGACTCCGCTACTCGGCGTACAAGCTCCCGGACGTTGACCACTGGCATCCCCGTGAAGGGGTCTACGAGGCCCGCAGAGACGTTCATAAAGTCGATTAGCTGCTTGGTCCTTACCTCCCGGGAAACGAAGGCTGAGGAGCCAATGCGGACCTTCAGATCCACTTCCGCTCGGAGGATCTCCCCCGAAGACTGCTGCCAGAGGTAAAGAGCCTCTTCCCCAGTGACAAAAGCTACGTCTTCCGGTCCAAGGAACTGTCGATCCAGTTGGATGATTTTCTTGGAAGAACGCTCTACAAACTTCGAGACAAGGTAAAGGCGGTCACTGTCCCGAATACGGGCTTGGCCTTCGATGATAGAGGCTTCCGTAGCTGTCTTAGCACTATCCCCACCACCCTTACGCTGTTCGGTAACTCCCGTAAGAAAGGTAAGCTCAGTACGCATTTTGTCCCCAAGAGCATAGATGTCTGGGGAAAGAGAAGCGTCTTGCAGAGGGATGATCTTCCCATCGGGTGGGCCATTGGTTTGAGCAATAGCCATATCAATAGGATCAATTAGCTTGGTAATTTCCTCTTCATCCATCGAACCCTTTTCCATGAGGTACTTACGAAGGGCTCTCTTTGCATGGTTGTACTGCATCGTATTGATAAGGTTTACAGCAGAAGCAGGATTGTTCCACACCATTGCATCGGAAACACCGAAGGGATAATCAGGATCGGGGTTAAAGACTAGAAGCTCAAAGGGGAAGCCATCAATTTCGTAAGGCCAGTCTTCCTCACGCAAGAACTTCTTACTACCTGATGCCATATTGTGAGAATCCAAGACCATCATCTTGTTGGTTTCTCTATCCCAAATCTCATAGAGGATAACTAGGTTCTGATCTGTCTTCCCCCTTGGATTCTGGTAAGAACTGTAGGCATCAAAGTTACTAGAATCTTCATTGATTGCTTTATCGTCCTCAAGACGAGTTGTTCCTTCAATTCCCTTGGTCAGTCCCTTGGAATAGAGTTTAGAGTTCTTAACTTCCTCAACAGTCTTAAGGATAATGTGTGCTACCCAGCGAGCGTCTTCGAGACAGGTAGCATGAGGGTCAATACGGAAGTGCTTAGGCGAGACGCGAAGGGCGAAGGGATTGTACCCGGTCACGTTTTGGTTAGGATCGAAGTCAATCTCCTTTTCCTCTCCCATCTCCCCTGGAATTGTAGAGAAGATGTCTGAAAGAATGCTCTCAACATCCATCCCATCTACCTTGGTAACGTCAGGTAACCGCTTCTTCTTGGTGAGCGCAGGAGCGTATCCAAACTTCATTACTCCATACCCAGCAAAGAGAGCATCCAAAATTATCTTCCGCATCTCTCTTTCAAAATCAATCTCCTCAAGCTGGTAGTTGATTAGGTCCTCAAGCATCAAAGCCCAAGGGAGAGGAGTAGTCTTTCTAGGAGAGACTAGAACCTCAGGATTTTTGTAGTAGATCGAGGGGAGAATGACTCTGGAGAATCCGAAATGGTAGTTTACCCAAACAGAGTCATCCTCTTTGGATTGGACCTCTGCTACATCCATTCGATAGGTACGAAGGTACTTCTGCCAGTCTCGAATCCGGGAACGCATTCGGGTATTCTCATGCTCCAACCGATCCATCCAAAGACCGTAGCGTTCCTCTTCCGTCTTCTTCACTTGCGCTCCAAGCGTAGCCCACGAGGACGATTCATCCGCTCCAACCTCCGTTCCAACGCTCCGAACGTACCCGGACCAGGAGGAGGCTTCGAGGGAACTCCAGCCGGAAAGACTAGCTGCGGCATATAGGCCAGAGCGTCGATACAGTCCTTTGTCGCCCCCAACGGGAATCGAGTCATTTCATCCACCAGGGTTTGCTGGAAGTTTCCCTCTTCCTCGACCAGCGCATGATAAAGCTCAGTCGGAGGCAAGGACAAGTCCGTTCCTTCCCGCACCTGGAAGAAGACCGTCCCTCGGGTAACGTAGGGCTCAAAGCCTCGGATTCGAGCTTCCTTGGTTACTCGGTTATCCGTCTTCAGTTCTTGCACAGGAAACCATTTGCCCATCGCTTTACAAGCATCCTGGAAAGCCCAAAGGACTGCTTTCTGGAAGATGACTGTTTCAATACCAAACTTGTAGGGTTTCCAAGTGTTATGAACCTCAAACATCTTATTTACGATGTCATTGATTCTCCAATGACCTCGAAGCATGGCGCGTAGATAAACGTTAGATTGATAGTCCACTCCTACTACTGGAATAGCTGTGTAGTCAGAATCAGAGTACTCACCTACAGAGGGATCTAGTGTTGCAAAGTTGTTATACATAGGAGGTACTTCTTCAATCATCCCATGCCAGACTTTGTGAGTAGAGGTATAAAAGCCGCAGTCCGTTAGTTTGAAGACTGCGTTCTCTTCCGGTAGAGGGTCATTCATGTACTGACAGGACCACTGGTAGCTAGATAGGTTCTGATCTTTCTTAATACGTTGAAGAATCTTCAGAGAGAATCGTTTAGGAAAGAGAGCATTCCCATCTTCATTGATAGCTTTACGAACCATCATCCGAAAGATGGGTGATTCTCCCTCTCTCTTCCTACGGTGCTCATCAGCAATGATGCGTCCATAAATGTCGTCAAAGTGCCAACGAGTACCGACAATGATTCGAGGAGCGGATCTGTCCAACCCAGGAATAGGATCCAGGATTGGAACCAGTAGTCCAAGATACTCCCAAGCTTTATCAATCAATTCCTTAGAAGTAACATTCTTCTCCGTCTGTAAGTCATCAATAATAGCTAAATCATAGTGTTGAGATACCTTGGTAACAGAAGCAGAAGAGGCCGTGATACTCTCTTCGGCCCTAATCTTAGTCCTACCCGCAAGAGAGATAGCTGTCTGGTGCCAAGTATCAGACTTGTTTACCCAATCTCCAAAGAGGAGTTGGAATTTCCTATTTCCTTCAAGATTCTGCTTGGTTACTGAGAGGAAGTTCTTTGTGTTCTGAAGATCGAAAGAGGTAAGCAGGACTCGAAGGTTACGATCCTTCAAGAGTCTCCAGAGAGGATACCCCACGGAAGCAATGGTACTCTTGAAGTGACCACGAGGAAGTAGGAGAAGGAGGTCGGATCTATGTCCCCAGCGTTGGAGGAACTGACAAACATCCCAATGAGGTTCTGGTTCTAGGTCTCCAAAGTCTAAGAGATACTTAACGAAGTAGTACAAACTATCTAAACACATCCTACGTTGCTTCTCAACAAGAAGACGAGCTAACTTCCTACGCTTCTGTTCTCCTTCCCATTCATCAATCTTGAGGATCTTAGAGAGCCCAGTAGCTTGTCTCTCAAAGTTCATGCGTCATCTTCAATAGCTTCATACTCAGCAACAACAACCTTATTCTCCTTGAAGAGGACATCTATAGGAGAAGTCTCCATCAACAACCGATGAATCTCTGAGTCCACTTCTGCTGAAGTAAGAGACGACATTTCATCCTTAGCAGCCCCATTGAGGTTTACATTAACAGTAGTTCCATCTCCTCCGATAGCTCCCATAGACTGAAGAAGAAGTTTCGCAGAAGCCATCTTATTCCTACCCCCATGAATAACATCCCTAATCAGAGTCTTAAACAAGGTAGGCTTCACATGCTGAAGAGCTTGATGGAAAGTAACGTTCACTGGATCCATGAATATAGGATCCATTCGGAACCTCTGGATAACTACAATATCCACCCCAAACTCTTCAGCTAGTTCTTCATCCAGTCGTAGATCAAGAGGATTGGAGAAGGCTTCAAAGACCTTCGCTCTCAGATCAATAACCACGGGAACCTCACGTAGGCTCCCGAGTCCGCTTTTGGCGGCAGGGAGGATCTTCCCACCGGAAGTCTCCGGTAGGGATAAGCTCTTCTTCGATACCTTGGCTGGCATTGGCTCCCTCTACCTTCGCCTCAAGTCGCTTCAACCTCCGCTCCAAAGTAGTATACCTCCGCTTGGAAGCAATAGCTTCTGGAGAAAGGGTAGTAAAGATAGACCTCCAATCTCCCTTTACATAGCTGTTCGTCTTCACTCCCCAACGACTCAACAACACAGCAGCAGACATATTTCCTAAAGCCCTCTCCGATAACAACTGTTTAACCACGGAAGGAAGAGAGAAGTAATCAGAACTATCCATAGTCCTTAGAACTCTAGTAACTCCCATAAGAATCATCTGGTGAAAGTTCCTCTGATCCTTAATCAACTCCCAAGGCTTAGGAGCTTTCTTCTCTTTCTTCCAAGAGTGAATAACTCTCTGTTTATCTAAGTATCTCTTATACAACTCAAACCAACGAATCCTAAGACGACGAGATAACTGGCTTGACTTAAGCCAAGACATTCCTTGTCTACCCGTAGCTAATCTATCTCTAACATTAGGAACATAGAAAGAATAGTGGTAAGACTTCAAGAGTTCCTTGTACCTCTTCATATTGTAACCACGATACTCCCATCCCATCCTACGTTGATTCGTAGTAGAAGGAGGCCAGATCCCTCCTAAGGGAGGAAGGGTCTTATCGTGCCAAACATCCACCTTCATTTCCCTGCGTTCACGCTCAGTCATCCCGAACCCTCCCTCCGACCCGGAAAGTGCCACCACTGACCTGACCCTGGCAGCCTACCAGACCCCCACGAGGGGTCAGGAGTCTGCTTCTGGCAGCCTCAGGAAGGCCCCTTAGAGGCTCCAGGAGGCCCTCAACCCCCCAAACCCATCCAATCACCCCAACCACCCCCTCAAGTGGCTAGAATCGCCTCTAATCGCTTCGGCTGGCAAGAG